GCTTTGTGCTTCTGAATAACTAATCTCTTGTCCGTTTGCTTTGTATGTATCTTGCAAGTTTTTAATAGCATCATCTACGCCCTTAATTCCTAGTTCGTTTCTAGCAAAATTCATACAAGCATCTGATACTATCTTTGCTTCGTCTATTGCAAAACTATCTGTTAAGTGTTTCATTTCGTGATTTAACGCACGAATAAAGGCAGTATATTTTGTATCAACAATAATCTTGCCTTCTGGCTCGATATATACTCCCCTTATACTTCCTGGCTCTACTTTTGCATTGATATATTTCTCTGGAGTCTCTGTTGCGATAACGTCTCCGCCACTGAATATAGCAAACATTTGCGCATACTCTGTCGCTGCGTTATTCTTTCCAGTATCATTTGTGAATGTACCCTTAGGTATTTTTGTTAAACCTTTTTGTGTTAGTGCGCTAACTTGTTTTCTACCTTCGCTAAACGCTTTTCCAGCAGCGTCCGTTCCGATTATCTCCATTGCACTACTTAACTCTGGCGCTTTTTGTAAAGCATCTTTAAAGCTCTTAATTGATGAGTCTTTACCAGCAGCATAAAACGCGTCGTAGTTATCTGCATACGCTTCTACGTTATCTGTGCTTGCTAGTTCAAAACCTTTCATCAATGACTTTGTTGTTTCTGTACCGTAATCTTTGTCAATACCGTACTCCATTAGTTCTGTCTGTGGAGTGTCGTCTAGTTCAAAGTCTTTTACTTCGTTGCCTTCACTGTCAACAAAACTAACGTCTGTTCCTTTAACTTCGTCAACATAGATAGGTTTACCTTCTTTGCTTGTGCCTACTGCGTTTTCTTCTGGCACGACAATATCCGCAGTCGCTTCTACTGCGTTGTCAACTCTTTCAATTTCATTGTCGATAGTGTTAATAACTTCGTCTTTATCTTCTGCGTTAGATTTTTCTACTTGGTCTCTAGTCTCTAATAGTTTAGTTTTAACTTCTTCGTAGTCATTTACAAAACCTTCTCGCTCTTTAGTAGTTACAACTCTCTCTAGTCCTAAAATATCTCTTGCTTGGTTTACAAAATTTTCCCACTTGTCAATAGCATCTCTTGCTTCTTTAGACTTTTCTCCAGTTAGTATTCCTTCAATACGTTCTTTGTCTTGCACTAACTGATTAAATGCTTCTTCGTTTCCTTCTGCTACGTCTGGGTGGATTTCTTTTGCGCGTTGTTTAAATTGCGATTCTAACTCCGATACGTCGTTTACATTTTCAAAGTATGGAGACGTTGTATCAGTATTATATTTCTCATACTCGCCTTTTAAAGTCTCCGCTCTGTCTCGCATTTCGTTATAGGCTTTGCCTTGTCTTATTCCGCCTATTAAAGCGCCACCTGCGCCCATAATTGCGCCACTAGCAAAACTTTCTACTGCTCCAGTACCGATTTGTTTACTAATATCTAAAACGGTCTGTTGCCATGCTTCATCATCACTCATACCTTGTTGTTTATAAGACTCTACCATTTGATTAAAGTCTGATTTCTTACCTAAGTTCACTACTTGGTTAAGTACGTCTGCTACTTGTGTTGTGGTTGTTAGTCCAGCAAAAACTCCGCCTTCCTTAACTGCGTTCTTTCCAACACTCTTAACAATAGCCTTACCTAGTGATGATGTAGGCTTTCCTTCTACTATTTCTTTTGCAAGTCCTTCAATAACGCTTCCTTTAGTAGCCTTACTCAATATCTTGTTTACGCCCTTTAGTCCGATTCCGTAAATTATTCCAGTTGCTATACCATTTGTTGTAGCATAGTTAAACGCATCTTGTTCTGTCGCGCCTTTATCTAGTGCGTTATAATAACTATCTTCTACTGCTTTAGTCGTAAATGGGACTGCTGCTGCTCCACCTAAAAGTGATGAGCCTACAATAGTTCCTACTGTCTCTCCAAAATTATATATGCCTTTTTCGATAGTGTCGTCTTCGTAGTATTTTTCTTTTGCTTGTTCTCTACCTAGTTGTGATGCGTGAGAATACTCTCCGCTAACGCCCATTGCTTTTTCTAGCGGACTAATAATAGGTTGTCCTAGTGTTCTAGCAATATCTTCTGTTAGATTTCCTAGTTCGCTATCAGTACGTCTTGATAGTTCTCCAGCCTTCATAGCAGACTGTCTCTCATTTTCTTTGTCTAGTTCCTTTTCATAGTCTAGTAGTAGATTAGCTTCTTCTTTTGTTAGTCCACGCTTCGATAGAACGTCAACCATTTCTTTACGATTAAGTGTCGCTTCGTTCTTTGCATCTTTACCAACGTCCCACCTAAACTCGTTATCGTTTAAATCAAAACTTCTACCGCTCTCTAGCATATTTCTTTCAGAATCAGTTAGTTTTGCTTTTGCGATTATATCTTCTGCGTGCTGTGCTAGTATCTGTTTGTTCTGGTCTTGTAGTTCATAAATCTTGTCACTATTTCTGCTACCGCCTACTGTATTGTCTATAAGTATTCCTAGTGGGTTTCTGTTTAAAACAGTTCTTGCCTGGTCTTTTCTATCTTCATTCTCTAGTTTTTCAATTTCTTTTTTATTGTCTTCATATTTTTTAATAGGGTCTAGTTGTAGTTGCTTTTCTTCTTTCCACTCTTTCTCTGCTGGAGTCTTAGGCTTAATATTCTTAACTCCGTCATATCCTAAGTTGCCTGGCTTTCCGTATTTTTCTTCAATGTTTGCATCACTTAAAGCCTTATACTGTGCTTTTACGTCTGCCTTAGTCTGTGTCTTTGTGTCGTACATAGACTTGCTAAGTGGTGCGATTTCTTCTTCATATCCTGCTTGTGAGATAGCACTACCACCTTTAGCGTTTTCTTTAATATAATCTGTTATTCCTTTTGCACGTTCTTCTAGCACTCTTACTTCTGCGGTGTTGCCATAGTTCTTTTTATACTTCTCAATATCTTTAAGTAAACCTTCTGCGTCCTTTCTAGTATTAGCAAGGTCTTTAATAGCGTCTAGGTCGTTATATGATTTTCTTACTAAGTCTTGTGTGTTTTTAATATCTAGTCCACTTGCTCTATCCGCTAGTGTCTTTAGTTCTACGTTAGATTTTCGTTGCTTTGTAAAATCGTCTAGGCTTAAAAGGTCGTCTGTTTTAATTCCTTTAGACTGCAAAAAAGCAGCAGCACTCTTAAAATCTTTAAGTGCTGTCTGCGGTATTTTTGTGCCATTGAAGGCTTTGCCTATTTTGTTTTCATAATAACTACTGTGTAGGTCGTTGAATCGTCTGTTATTAAGTTCGCTATCTTGTCTTACCTTAGATATGTCGCCAGTTGATGTTCTTGCTCTGTCCGCCACCATTGACTGTACTGACTCATCTCTTATTGCTGATAGGTCTTTTACTCGTTCTTCATAACTTCCTTTTTGGTTTAATAATCTATCCGCTCTGCTTGTTACTTGGTCTCGTTCTTCTAGCCAATTACGTTTCTTTTTCTTAGCCATTATTTTTTACCCTTCAATTTGTTCTTAATATAGTTGTATAGGTATCCTGAGTAGTCAACGTCCACTTTGTCTTCTACTGACTTTTTGTATGCGTAGTCTGGGTCGTCTTTAGATAGTCCAGTATAGCCAGCGTTATAGTCTCTATCTTTTCTAGCGCGCTCTGTGACATACTCTTGTCTAGTCATTAAGTCGTCTAGTTTATCTCCGTATCCTTTTGAGATTAAGTATTGTTTAGCGCTCTTAGAATCTTTAATATTGTTAGCGCTTAGGCTTCTTCCGCGTCTTCCGCCACCACCTGCTACTTCTCTAGTTGACACTCCGCCTTCTGTCTCTCTAGTTGTCTCTTTGCCCTTCATTGTTTCGTGTTGTTTAGCGCTTGCCATATAGTCGTTGTAGAATTTGTTGTAATAGTATTCTCTGTTCTGATTCCATTTATTAAGTTTATCTTGAAACTGTTGAAAATCTGCTGATTCTAGTGCGTTATATAAATTACCTTTATTTACTAGGTTAGCGGTGTCTTGCTGATAATTAGCACGCTCTTGTTGGTATAGTGCTGGTAGTATATTCTTCTCGTTTGCTAAGTAGCCTTCTAGTCCTTGACTTGCTACGTCTCCAGAATAAGTCGTACCATACCCACCGCTTAAATCTTCAATGTTTGCTTGGCTTTGGTCGGCTGCAATATTACCTAAAAGTCTATAATCTTGTGCGTATGCTTGATACACTGGGTTGTTAGTGTCAAACTCAAAACCCCTATTTTCTAGGTTATCTACTACTGCGTCTTCATAGCCTTTATATTTATTCGTATAAGTAGGTTGTCCCTTCTCGGCACTCCTTAATTGTTTTTTATAAGTCTTGTTAGGTTTATACGTACTCCAACTCTTTTGTATTTGTTTGGCGTTTGTACTTCCCTTCTTCCAACTTGAATTACTTGCCATAATTACTTACCTTTCTTTGATGTTGATGATGAGCTGCTACCACCACTTGTTTTATTCCATGTACCATTCTTTGTAATAGTTCTAGCGCTTGCTTGTCTATTGTTCCAATACTTGTTATACGCGTAGTCTCTGTTAGCCATTGCTTGTTCTAGTCCAGCTGCGTACTCTGTATATGCTTGTGAGTTAAGTCCGCTATACAAGTTAGCCTTGTTATATAGGTTAGATAAATCAGTATCATAAGTCTGGCGTGCTTGCTGGTATAGTTGTGGTACGATTTGTTGTAATTGACTCATATATGAGTTATACGCTCTTTGCCCTGCTGACTCTGCGTATGAGTTAGCAAAACCGCCAGTTAGTGCGGTTGCGTCTGCTTGTGCTTCTTGCATAGCAGCGTTACCCATTGCGTTATACTGTTCTTTATACTGTTGATACAATGCGTCTTTATTTACGTCGTACTCAAACTTTGAATTGTTGATAGCGTTTATAGTATCTTTAAGTTGAGACTGATAAGGTGCGTTAAACTTACCGTAGTTGTTTACAGCCTTCTCCGCCCTTTTCATTCCCTTCTTTAAGCCTTTATTAGATTTATACTTGTTATAAGATACGTTCTTACCGCCACTTGTGGTTTTACTCCAGCTAGACCCGCTGGTGCTTGTTACTACCTTCTTAGCCATTTTCATTCTCCTTTGTTAGGTTATCTATTACTTCTGCTATGTCTTCTGTAAAGTTGTCTGTATCAATGTTACCTAAAACATAATTCATCTGTTGTATCGCGTTAGTTAGTGTTGCGTGTAGATTAGATATGTTTACGTTAGCGTCGTCTTCTAGTTCGTCTGGTAGTTGAATATAAATACTAGCCAATTTCACTTCCCCCTTCAAACGTTATTGTTACTGTGTATATCTTTGCTTGCCCTTGTCCTTCTATCTTGTATCTCATTCGCTCGCAACGTCTTACCTTGATAGGTACTTTAACTAGCCTTTTAACGTGTCGGTCGGTTGTTCTAAACACTTCTTCCCACTCTCCGCTATCGTCGTACATAAATGATATTGATAACTTTGAGTTCTGCTCTAGTTTTAGTTCAAACATAAACTTTGTAACGTACTTATTTAACAAACTATCTCCGTTAAACTCGCCACTTTCTACATACCACTTAGGCGTATCGTACGTTACCGTTATCTGACTATTGGTTAGAATAGGTGCTACTTCTTTAGCGTGTCCGTTTATTTTTTCTAGGTAAACCTTTCCTACTGTTCCGTTTAGTAGATACAAGTTGTTATCTATTTCTGCCATATAGTTAGGCATATAGTCTCTGTCTTTGTGCCATTGTCGTTTCTTAATATCATATACATATAAATTAGTATGAGTAGTATCTGCTCCTAAAAACACAAAATACTTATCGTTATTAGTTGCTCCTACAAAACCTTTAAACCCTTCCATATCTAGGTATTCAGTTAAGGACTGTGAGTTATTACCGTTAAAGCGTTCAATACCAGACTTTGATTTGTAGTAAACGTATCCGTCTTTTTGTGCTAGCGTATGACTTGCCCCGTTTTCAACTCCGCGTAGTGCGTAGTTTTGTACCTGGTAGTTTTTAGGCTTGTTGCCCATAATTGAATAGCACATATTTTCTGTAAAGAAAAAAGGCATATCATTATAGGTTACTGCGCCAGTAAATACGTCTCCGTTAGGTATTGTTACTGCATAACTATCGCTTGCTAGTCCACCGTAGTTATACCAGCAAGTAGCGTCGCCTTGTTTACAAGCGTATATCTCGTGGTTAGCGCTTGAACAACCCCATATTCTATTAGCTGATACTGTGATGTAGTCCATTTGTGGTACGTTCTTTTCAAGCCTTAATTTATATCCTAAACTGTTTGTACCGCCTGCGTCTGGTATATACATAGCGTTATTCATAAACACTATTTCTCGTTCATTGTATTGTTCTTCTCCTGGATTTACTAAATATTGTCCGAAAGAATATCTACCCCAGTTTTCAGACAAAACTTTTAAGAAGTCTATGCTGTTATTAGAAAATACAATTATGACTGAGCCTTCTCCAGTTATGATGTTTTCAACCTTTAGTCCGTTTTGTATTTTTTGTTCTAAGTTCCACGTCGCTTCTCGGTTATTAAAGTCTGATTCTTCGTAGTCTTTATCATTTGATTTTAAAGGGTGTAGTTTTATATAGTCTCCGATTTTTACTTTGTCTTTTATTGTTTCATATTCAGTAGTTGTAATTCTAAAACTGCAATACAAGTCAACTGGATACCACGCGCTCGTTTGGTCTAGGTATTTTTTTATATAATATTCGTTTCCTGACTTTTCGATGCAATATATAGGATATGTTGTCGAGTTTATATACCTATTTCTTGCTTTTTCTTTTTGTCCCATTAAGATATTTGCTTGATATAAGTTTTGTGGCTCTCCAGTATTGTAGGCTTGGTTTCTTTTACCAATAAACTTACAATAACCGTTTTTTAGATATGATGAGTCAATAGCGTTATGAATATATAAGTCCATTTCTCTTATTGTATGAGAATCTAAATTAGCAGAGATAATGCCATTAAAACCGCCATTTACCGTTGTTGTTCCACCAATATTAAAAGTAGTAACGTTATCGCATATAAAAGGTACTCCGTCTTTATCGGATAAATATATTCTTCCGTCTTCGCTAGTAAATGTATGTTCATAACTCATATTAGTTACTGTACCGTCTTGCGTGTTATACATAATGTTATCTGGGAAGATTACTATGTATGCTCCGTATATAACTAGGTCTCTTATGCGTAGTTGTTGAGATAAGGTAACGGTGTTTACTTCTTCAAAGTTTTTGTAAAACTTAACTGTATCAACTCCAGATACTTTCTGTCCTTGTACTGTGTAAAAGTCTTCGCCATAAACACAACTGCCATATATCATTGATAAGTTACCAGTAAACACTTGTCTTATTGCTCCGTTTTCTCTAGGACTAAGATAAGGGTACTCGTCTGATGTCATATTCAACATATCCTTAAACATTTCATCATTAGCAGTATCCTTTTGGTTTAGTCCTTGAAAGCGACTTATAATATTATCTTTTGTATCAATGTTTTGTATCTCTGGTAACATTATCTCTCCTTAGTTAAAGGTAGTTTTGTGCGGTTATACCAGTTAGCAAACTCCTGGTACTGTTGGTTAAATATAATCATTGCGTTGTTATATCTTACAGTCTCGTTTGTGTACTGATGTATTTTAGCGATTATATAATTTATATATAAACTGTCATAAGGTGTTGGTGCTATTAAGGTGTTATCATCATCTGAAAAATCTGTCATTGGTACTTGGTCTTCGTGTGTTAGCACTATCTCCTTATAAATCTTGTTTTCAATATTTTCTAGCCACTGCAATTTATCTTCTTCTGTCATTGCGTTGGCGTATAAATCATCTACTTGTGTGATTACTTCTCTTATCTTCATCTTGTCTCCTAAAAAATAGGGGAGTGGTTGTTGCGCCACTCCCCTTAAAGTTAGATAGTATGTTCTTCTTCGTAAATATCTGCGTTTTCCATTGCAGCGATACTATCGTCAATGATTTCCTTTACTCCGATAGGCACTTCGACTTCTTCGCCATAAGGTATAAAATAGTCCATTCCGTTTAGAGATACTTTCATAGTCTTTGATTTCTCTCCGCGTGGTTTTAACAAATTTACCTTAACAGTGTCTTTCGCTTTAGGTGCAGCCTTCTTAGGTGCTTCCTTTTTCTCGGCTTTTTTCTCTGCCATAATTGTCTCCTTTCAATTATCCAGCAGTAGGCAAATCAACCGTAGGTGTACCGTTGTTGAGTTCTGTTAGTGAAAACTCTGCTGATGTACACTCGAAGTCAACTAAGTAGTCGTTGTTAAGAATAGCTGTTGCATATCCAGTTACCTTCCAACCTACTGAGCCACGCTGATTTAATGCGTTCTCTGTTCCGCCAGAGTCTTTTGACTTAATAATCATTTCTAGTCCGCCACCTTCTAGGTCAACTACACCGTATGCGTCCTTACCAAACGCTAGACAAGCATATACTGCGATTTTGTTAGCGTCTCCGCCACTTCTGTCTGAAGGTGCATAAATTGGTGCTTCTGTTGAACGTACGAATCTAACGCCGTAAAGTTTACCGATTTCTCCGTTGTAAATCTTTGTTGCGTTAGCATCTGTGTACTTCTCAACTCCTAGCCAACCGTCCTGAGTGATTAGGTCGTACTCAATATCTGGGTGTACTGCCATGATATAGTCTCCGTTGAATGTAGGTGCGTTCTTCTGTTTTAGAATTGCTGCTACCTTTGCAACGTTCTTAATTGTGATAGCACAAGTTAAGTCTAGGCTAGTTCTAGCAGATACCGCTGTACCGTTAGACTTTGAAGCAAATACTCTGTTTGTTGTTCCCAACAATACGTTACGAGTAATTGTATCAATAGTTCTTGCTGCGTTTTCAGCGTGCTTTTTAGTTGCTTCTGAGATGAATGGGTCAATAGTAGTTAGCTCTAGTACGTCTGTTACGATAGTGTAATCACCGTACTGTTTAACTGTTGCTGTTACTGTACTAACTGTAAACTTATGACCGTCTGGTGTAACACCTTCTGTTAGTTCAGTAGTAGCCTTTGCTAAGTCGCTAAACTTTCTCCACTCAACTACTTTACCGTTGTTCTTTGGTAAAGGCTGTTTCTGTCCAAATTGCTGGAATACTAAGTTAGGCTGTGCATTTCTAAGAAGTGTTGTATCATAAAATGTTTTCATCTCCGCAGAAATACCAGCGTCTGTTGTTTTCTGTGTGTAGTCTGCTACGTCAAACAACTGTAAATCTTTGAATAACATAATAAAATCTCCTTTGCTGTTAGAAGATATTTAAGTAAAGCTAATCTTTTCTCCTTGTCTAGCTCTTTCAATAAACTTGTCAATATCTTCTGTTGAGAGACCCTTAATATCGTTATCCACTTTGTTACCTGGTTGACTTCTCAAACCGTTTTCACTAGGTCGTTTAGCGTTTGCCTTGATAGAATTTACAACCTTTTGTGTTGCCTTTTCTTCAATGGCTTGTGCTTGTATTGCTTGTAAATCGTCAATATGTAGCGCTTCGTATGCACTCTTTACTGAAAAACCTAAGTCTAGCATCTTAACAAATTCAATGTTGTCCATTTCATCTGCAAGGCTAAAACTTGGATAGATTTCTTGCAACTTCTCGGCTTCTTGCTCGATTTTTGCAAAGTTTTCTCGCATCTGTTCTTCTTCGTAAAGCTCTTGCTCGCGTTGCTTTAACATTTGATTTTCACGTTCAATACCCTTGATAGACATTAGCGTATCAACGTCCATACCACGTTCAATAGCTTCTTGCTCGTACAACTCTTTGTCATTAAGAATTGCTTGTGTTAAGCCTTCGTAGTCGTCTGATGATACTCTGTACTTGTCTCCTAGTGCTTGTAACATTGGCGCTAGTGCTTCGTTTCTAGCATTAGCTTCATCTAATTTTGTTTGAATACCTTTGACTCTTTTCTTGACTATATCTGATGTAGCCTTCTTAAAGTCTTTTTTGTACTCGCCCTTAATTAAATCTTCAAACGATACTTCGCTAGTCTCTGGGTTTACTTGTTCCGTTGGTGTGTCGTCCACCTTTTGCTCGACCATTGTCTGAGCGTCGTCCCCAGATTCTACGACCGTATCGTTTGTCTCAGTTACGCTTGCGCCTGCGTCCCCTTCGTCTGCAAATAACTGCAAACTCCAAACATTGTTTAGCATTTTACTGCTCCTTTCTTCCCTTAACTTTTTAGGGTTAGTGACTTGATATTTAACGCGCCTTTTCCTTCCAGCTGATAACTTTACAGCCTGCCACGTATTCGTAACGCTCGCGTTAAATCTGTCAGTCTATTATTTTTATAACATAGCGCTGTGGTACTATTGTTCGCATTTACAAAATTTTTATATATTTTTTGTACTGCTTTTCTAGTTCCTTTACCGCTATCTTAAAAAATCTAAAACTTCTATGACACTCTCGGTTAAAGTCTTTTACTTTCACTCTAGCGTTGCCCTTCTTACCGTCAAACTCTACATCTTCTTTGTTTTTTACGTTGTCTAGTAAATTAGCGACAAGTGCATAGTAAAGCGTACTCACTGCACAACATACTAAGTCTTGTCCGCTAGGTGCTGACTCTGCGTGTCCTTTTATTGTTACTTCTCTTGGTTTAATCTCAATTTCTATCATTGTGGTTGTGTTGCTGCGTTCGCCATATCTCTGGCGCGCTGATTAAATGGGTATTCTTGGTTTACGTCTAGGTTGATGTTTTCTTGTACGTTGTTTTGTACTGGTTGCTCTTGCCCTGCTGCCTGGAGTACCATGTTATCTTCTGTTAGCGTTGTTCCGTTTTGCGCATCTATTACTTGGCTAAGTTGCATTACTTGTTGTTGTAGTGCTTGGACTTGTTGTAGTAGCATCTGATTATTTTTAATTCTCTCTATTACTTCTTGCTTTTGGTTAAAGTCCATACACTCTACTAGCGCCATTGCTTGGTCTCCGTTCTCTGGGTTAAATACGCCTAGATTATAAAGTGTTATTGCTGTCTCGTTTTGTCCGTTCTTGCTATACGGATTCTGCTTTTGTGGTACTACTTCAATATCGAATTGTGGGAGTCTATATTGCATCTCTCCACTAAAGTTATCGCCTTCTTCTTGCATTACTAGGTTTTCATTTGTGTAGTCAATAAACTCTGTGTCTCCGTTCTCGCCAGTTATCCTAAACTGTCTTGGCTCGTCGT